TGGAGGGTATATGAGTAATTTCGATGACTTCAATATGAAGGTTATAAAAAAAGCAGAAGAAGAACATCGTCACTATGTATGGGATCAACTAAGGCTAGTAGAATCCTTAATGGATATGTACTTAAAGAACAAAGGTACTGAAGAAGGATACATCAAGGGAATGCTAGGTGAACAGTTAAGCATGGGGTTAAACAAAACTATCCATGCAGAATTAAGCAGGCTACTAATAGCAATCGAAGAATGTAACGATGAGGACAGCTTATGAATGTAAATTTTGAAGGGGATCTTAAAAGGCTTGAAAATTCTATCATAGATGGAATTATTCATGCCCTTTATTGTGACTCAGGTCAGTATGCTGTTTTTAAATTAGCACATAACCTAGATAAGATTGGTCACAGTATCTCTTGGGAATATTGTGACCCCTGTGAATCAGAAACACCTACATGGTTTGATGATCATACTTGTTGGGTATGTGGAACAGAAACGAAGGAGGATTTATGAAAACAGTAAAGCAACTTTTAGCAGACGCATCTAGGTACGAGTTAGTTTACTGTCTAGATGAATACGATGAGGTACTTAGGATCATGAAGATATTACACGAAGGTCTTGAGGAAATCGCAAGTGATGACTCCTCAGAAGGAGAAGTCGCTCTTGAAATACTACAATCAATGGAGGACAAATGCAAACAAAGCAACTGGAGAGCAACGAATATAATACCAGAGAAACTACGGGAGATGGACTAGCTTTCATAATCTTTGAGGAGATTGATGATGAGCAGGCTGTCAAGGAACTAGACTATCAGGTAGACAGGAGGTTACATGACACAAGTAACTGATGATGAGTTCATTAATGGACTTGAGGCTTGGCTATTCAAAACTGTAGGTAAAAGATGGCACTTTCACTTTGAAAGTTCTGATCCTACTGCCAAGAATGTTGGGCTTAGTATCTCCTTGCAAGTATGGGGATTAAGTTCTGATGAATTACTAGATTACGATGGTGAAATACGAGGAGGAGCATGAGTGAAATTAGAGAACATAATCCTCGTGCATTTGATGAGAGTTACATTGAACGCATAGAGGATACAGTTGATATTCATGTTGATAAGATGACTCTTGCAGAATTGCTTGAGTACACTGCTTACAATATGAAGGATTATTATGTAAACGTAGCAAGTGAGGAGGAGATTGAACAATATCTCTTTGATCACGAACCACTACCATTCTAAGGAGGAACATGGAGCTAAGAAACTTAACACAATTCCCAACAGACTACCTTGATGCTTACTGTGAGCAAGAGCTAGGGCATACAAATTGGGAATTCGTACACAAGAATGACCTTACAAATGGTGTATATGCCACTGTAATTTTTTATACTTACCCAGAGGAGGAAGATGAGTGATACAATAGACACAAGGATTGAATGTCCACATTGCTTTTCACCTAATGTGGATCAGTTCGTAAACAACGATAGCTTATGGCACTGCCACACCTGCTCAGAGATGTGGGAAGTGGGAGATGGCCTAGAGTTTTTAACCATTAAACATCTTGAACCTATGGAAGGGGTCAGCTTATGAGAGTAATAGTTACAATAGAACAACATGGCTTAGATGATTGGGATATAAGGGTACGAAAGTGTCCACCACATGAAGTTATGTTTGGCTATAAAGGTAAGAGCAATGAGTTTATATGTGAGTTGGAAGATTATTCTACTGAAGATATACAAAAGTATATGGAGAAGGAAGTGCCACTTACACATGAACAAGCACAAGATAGTTTTAATTATATGGCTAACTACCTACTGACAGGTAAGAGGTAGTAAATATACCAGTGTAAAATAAAACTTGACATGGGTTAACCACTGGTATATCCTAGTGATAGTACCAGTCTACTATAACACAAAACTAGGGGTAACAAATGGTAGAATTAATAATACCAGCTATCATAGCTGTGATCGTGGTGATCATAGTTATACAAGATCTTAATGACAAATATTAAAAGGAGAACATATGAAAAAATTAAACTTTAATGAAACACAGACAGCCGTAGCTCTCTGTATGAAGTCAGATGTAGTACCATTCATCTTTGGACATCAGGGTATGGGTAAATCAGCATCCATTAAACAACTGGTTGACCATATTAATAATGGCAGGAAGAAACCATTTAACCTGATAGATATAAGACTCTCACAGATAGAGGGTATAGATCTAAGGGGGCTGATGAAGATAGAAGATGGTGTTACTAGGTACTACCCACCTACATACCTATCACCGATCCTCGACAAGGATTGGGAGGGGTGCATATTCTTTGATGAGTATATGCTTGGTGATACTGACTCTCGTAAGGGGTCTATGCAGATAACAACAGATAAAAGACTCGGTGAGTTTGTGTTCTCACCTAAGTCATACCCTATCATGGCATCCAACAGGACTCAGGATGAAACCATGCAGGGTAAACTGTCTGGCCCTGAGGCTAACAGGTTTGCCATATGGGAGATGGATTACGATGCAGATTATTTTAATCAGGCTGCCGTAGCTGGATTTGAATCTGACTATTCCCATTTGCCTAAGTGGGATGACCTTCCTGATCCACTGTCAAGAGATGAGAAGCATCCCATTGATGGAAGGATAAGGTTCTTCATAGCTAATCAGGATACAACACAGAACCCTGTGTTTAAGAACTTTGATCGAGCATCATTTAAAGCTGGATCATTTGCACATGCCACCCCACGTTCATGGCATGCAGTGAGTAGAATCCTGCAGGTTTGTGATAGGGATGCAGAAGTATGGGAGAATCTACCTAACTTCAAGTCTATACGCAGAGCATTGGTATGTGGACTAGTTGGAGATGGAGTAGGGACTAGCTTCACTGGCATGATTGATCAGCTAGATAAGTTAGTTGATATCGAAGCAGTTAAACGTGATGGGTCTAAGGCTAAACTGCCTGACCAGAATGACTCTATGTGTGTAGGAATCTGTTGGATCTCAGTAGGTGTACTCACAAATGAGAGGCACTTCACACCAGAGACTGCTGATAATATTATCAAGTACATCACACGACTTGGTGATATATGTAAGGAGTTACCTCAGACAGCTAAGGCTATGATCGAAGGTACTAACTGTCCCTCAATACAGAGTGCTATTGAGAACAGTAAAGAATATCACAAGCTTGCTGCTGCATAGGAGGATACATGATCTTCATAGCAGTCACACCTTTCCAGTGGAGATGGGCTTTCACTATTGAGGAAGCACAACAGAAATCACTGGAAACTTTTAAGAAGATGAAGAAGCAGGGCTTATATAAGATGTACATTCCTATGAAAGTCTTTGCTTTAAAGAGTGGAGTTACTGCACAGAAATTCCACATTGATAATGACACCGACCTCATCGGCAGGTATCAAGCCGTAGCCAGAGGGGGTCAATGGATAGTAACCAAAACATAAGGAGCTAATATGCCTACATTAAATAAAGATGGATCACCCAGAAAGAAAAGAGTAACCAAGCAAATGATCATAGCTAAGAATAGAGCGAATGGTCAGAAGAAAGCATGGGCTAAGCGTAAGGAATTGTATCCTGAAACCAACGGATATAAACCTGAGATGGTAGCTGAAAGGAAAAAGGCTAAGGCTGTAGAGCCTACGTCAAGTAATAATAACGTAGAGTATTTCTTCTCAGCAGAATTAAGTCAGGCAATAGGACAGCTTGAAAACTTTCTTAATGGTATACCCGGCAACAATTTTGACAGACATGAGTTTATATCTAATGCAATTATAACTGCTGTCAATGATGCTCTTGCAATACAAGGGCACAAACTTGTAACTAAAGACTAACATTTATTTAGGAGGAATATATGTCAGACAATTTATTTAATCCAACCAGTGAACCCCAGATACTCACTGGTGCTATGCTTGTTGAGTTAAACCTCAGACAGTTTGGGTTGACTCGCAAGCTTGGGATAACAGCAACGCAGTCTATTGCTGATGATCACAACAGTAAGGTTTCATTTACTGGTGGTCACTCTCCTACAACTAAGGCATCGAAGTGGATCATACCAAAGCATCTGTATGACCCTATTCAAAAGTACCAGAGTGAAACACGTAGGATTCACAATGAATATACTTGTGGTATGCGATGGACTACTAACATGGATATCATGTCTACTAGGATGTACTCAGGTGGTGGGCATGGTATGCAACCCTATGCTACGTTTATTGAGGATAGAAAGATGGGACTTGAATCCTTGAAGCATGAGTTTGCTTATACTATTTATCCTCAGGCAGTTATCACAGCCAAGAATGATCTTGGTGATTTGTATGAGGACTCTGATTACCCATCTAAAGATGAGGTATACCAGACTATAAGCATGACTGTTAATGTTACTCCGATTGCAAAGGGTTCAGACTTTAGATGTTCCCTAGATCCTAAGGTACAGGAGGAGATGGCACAGGAGCATGACAAGAGACTGCTTGAAGTACAGAAAAACAGTGTCATGAGACTGATTGCCGGACTGTCGGAGAAAGTACAGCATATACATGACAGCATAGATAATGATAAGGTCTTGCATGATAAGACTTTAGCTGATCTATATAAACATGCTATCAATCTACCTGCTATTGACTTCACTTCTGATGATACACTATCTGACATAGCATCTCAGGTAGCAATGTCACTGATGGATCAAGGCAATCTTGATAAGGATAGTCTTAAGGACGAGGCTGTTAGGCAACGTACTAAACAGGAGGCAGATGAACTAGCAAAGAAGCTGGATGCATATGCTGATGTTAAACAACAGGAGGCAACATGACTCCAAAACCTAAGGGGCTTTCAAAGTATGATGATCCTAACTCAGGGTATACAAATGTAGATAGATCATTTATGGAGCAACGTGCCAAGCAGAGGTATGTAGAGGCACAAACCTACCTAGTACGTAAGATACCTGTACTAGGTATACCTCTCTTGGAGAAGCTTCCACCTAAGCAATCATACAAGGTGCAAGCGATGGCAACTGATGGTACTTGTATCATCTACAATCCAGAGTGGGTGGTGCAACAACCACTCCTTGAACTTGTTCATGTTATTGCACATGAGGTAGCACATGTAGCATTCAAGCATATGACTAGGCGTAAGGGTAGATGTCAGAAGCTATGGAATGTAGCAACTGACTATCAGGTTAATTCCTACCTTCACTTGATGGATGTAGGGCAGATGCCTGACAACTGCTTATATGATGAGAAGTATAACGGTATGCTCATGTCATCCGATGCCATATACAATGACCTGCTTAAGAATTCCAAGCCTGATCCTAAGGGTGAAGAGCCTGACAAAGATGAGGAAGAACAGGAAGCTAAGCAGGGAGATGGTGATTCCGATGACAGCAGTGGAAGTGGTCAAGACACACCTGAAGATAACCCTCTTGAAAAAGAAATGGAGATTGCTGCAAGCTATGGATGGGTGGAGGACTACGATGGTAGTGATCCCGAAGCATTCGGTGATGCTGATGATGGAGATAACCCCACTGTCAGCATTACACCTGCAGATATAGAGGAACTTGAAGCCCAGATTGAGGAAGCTATAGCACATGGAGAGTTTGCTCACAATAAAATATCTGGTGATCAACCTCCAGTATCAATCAATGATGTGCTTGAACCTGCCAATATAGAAGTGGTTGATTGGGAGGATGCACTACAAGAGTTCCTTACTGAGAAGGTTAAGACCTTCAAGAATTGGAACAGGCCACACAAGAAGTGGTTGCAACAGGGATTCTGGTTGCCTTCCAAGGGATCGTATGGACTCAAGGATATAGTCATAATGAATGATGAGTCTGGGTCTATGAACGAGGAAGAAAACCAAGCATGCCTTACCAACATAGATGAACTCAATCAGCAGGGATTAGTTACCTTTGATCGAGTTGTTCTTATGCACTTCACAACAAGGGTATCACACATAGAATACTTTGAGCCGGGAGATGATTTAATTTATAAGCGTCACTCATCTGGCGGTACATGTTTTGATACAGTATTTAAAAAGGCTAAGGAATTAGAGGATGATAGTCTTATAGATCCTTCCTGCTACATAGTAATGACTGATATGTATGACTGGTTCCCACCTGAGCCTGACCACCCAGTACTCTGGATGTCGGTAACAAAACCAGAAGTACTGTATGCAAATGATTTAATCCCAGCCTATGGGAAGATAACACACCTACAAATATAAGGTACATATGTCAATAATATTACACGACTTTGATAAAGAAGAATGGCAGGATATAAGAACTCGCTACTCCCTTGGAGCTTTCATTGGGGGTAGTGAAGCACCTGCTATTAATGGTACATCATCTTATGGGGGAGGTTACTCCCTCATGAGGAGGAAGCTGGGACTTGAAGAGTATCCTGATCTGTCCGATAAGATTAACGTACAGCGTGGCAATACACTTGAACCTATCTTCTTAGATGAAGCAAGTCAGATGCTAGGCGTTGGCATTACTAAGCCTAACTACATGCTTCTCAACAAAGAGCATCCATTTATGATAGCAAACTTTGATGGAGTAACTGACCAAGCGGAGCCATATATAATAGAAGTAAAGACTACGCAGAGTAAACCCAAAATTGACCTTGCTAAGAAGGGCATCGTTCCAGATGACTGGCTTACACAAGGCGATCATTACCTGCACTTCACTCAGTTTAAAGGGTGTCCTAATGAAGGTGAGTACTTCAAGGGAATTATATATGTGATAGCTTACCACATACATCATGAGCCTATACTTATAGAGGTAACTCGTGAGGAAAGACTTCAGCATATGGAAAGACTGCTTATCAAAGAGAAAGCATTCATAGATATGTTCAATGATAAGATTGTCCCAGAGCCTACAGGATTAGACGATGATACTAAATCAATTAAGAAACAGTATCCAACCTATGGCCCTGATGAAAGGGAAGCTACGCAGGAAGAAATTGAAATGCGTAATAGGTATAAGGAGTTAAGTAAAACTGAAACAGATGCCAAGAAAGAGAAGGCTAAGATCAGCAACATCCTAAAGGATAGGATGGGTGTTGGTAATTACAGAAAAATACAAAGCGTATGCTTCATAAGTCATGGTGAGTCCTTCGATAAGAAGGCTCTGGTTGAGAAGCTTAAGAAGCATGAACTGGATCATCTCGTAGATGAATCCAAATCACCATACAGTAAATTTAGTATAATGTCATAGGAGGAACATGAAGAAAATTAAAACAACAAAGATTGGTAAGAAAGAATATGTAGAGGTGGACGAAAGGATACGTTTGTTCTGGGAGTTACATCCTAATTGGACGATCCTTACCGAGATGGTTTATAACTGTGAAGAGAATTTAGTTTGTATCTTTAAGTGTAAGATTATAGATGAGAACGATGTGATCAAAGCTACTGGTCATGCTCGTGAATTCCAAGCAGATAAAAAATCTATGGTTAATAAGACCTCACATGTAGAGAACTGTGAAACTTCAGCTATTGGTAGAGCCTTAGGTATTAAGGGTATCATAACTGAGTATGGCATCGCATCTGCAGACGAGGTTAGGAATGCCATACAAACAGAGAAGGAAATGGATAGCAGTCTTAACAAAATCGTTGCTGATAAGGAAGCTAGGGAAGCTGAGCAGGATAAGGTTATTAAAATTGTAACCGATGCCGCTAAGAAAAAGGTTGAGGATGAGAAGTCTGGTGTTGATATAGCTAGTGACTATGCTTCCACTACGCTTACCAAGAATGCTACTGATGAGCAACTTGCTTCTATCACTGGTAAGAAGGTTAAGCAAACAGAAATAGATGAACTAGAAGAGGAACTTAGTACCAATAATGCTGAACAAGAGCAGGAATACTTAGTTGATTTAAACAAACGGGTATCCATGTGCAAGAGTGAGGCTGAGGCTAAGGCTCTAGCTAAGGAAGGTCGTGAGTGGACTAAGGATTGGTCATATAAGAAGAGTGAATATGGCACCCTTTACAAGTGCATAACTGAATCCTTTTCTGCATTCAAAAAATCTCAGGACGCAGCCAAAGCTGCTGCATCTAAAGGAGGTGCATGATCAAGATCAACAACAACTTAGGTGTTGGTGATCAACTGTCGGGGGATCTACTTAGAGATCCCTTGGCATGTTCATTGCTAATGTATTTCATCTTTGATCATTCAAACGGAGATGAGTTAGGTTCTGTAATATCAGTACAGGAACTGTCAGATTATATGTTACAAACACCTAAGGTTATAAAGAAAAGATTAGATAGGCTTGAAAAGGCTGGTCATATCATATCAGTAAAACAATTCTTTAGTGAGGATAGTGGTAAGAAGATAGCTAAGTTATACATGCTTAACTTTGAGAGTAAACTATTCTTGAAGCCTGTTAAAAAAGCGGAGCCTATTAAGATAACAGATGACCATGATACGTTGATTAAAAAGTTTACTGAGATTAATCTTCGTGTTCATGGTCAGGAGTTTAAACCTGAATCTAATGTTGAGAAACAGAGATGGGTTAAGGGTGCTCAAAAAGTTATGACACTTAAACCTGCAGGTAAGGACTTTGATATGGCAACGTATGAAAGTGTTGTAGAATTCCTTGCCAATCAACTTAAGGAGTTTAATACAACAGGAGATAAGTTTAAGATGCGATGTAAAGACATGGGTAAC